TCGGCTGGTTTGTATAAACTTGGCCCATTGTTTCGGTACATTTTTGTTTTTGGTCCATAACATCCCGCTGTTGTATAATCCGGTGACATTGGTCGATTTTGTGTTGGTGTATTGTGGGGAAATACCCAAGTCTTTGGATTTATCGATGCTGCTGATGACCCCGGTAACAATCATTTGGCTTTCTAGAAACAGCGTATCTGGATATTGTATGAGCGCCTGATGTATAGCGACTGCATGAAACACTTGAAAATCATGTAAGATACCTGCGCGTTCCATGGTGTCGCGATCTAGATGGCAGTATTTGTTTAGTACGATGATCCATTTCAGTTGTAGATTGGGTTGTGGGGTGGATTGTTCTACAATGTATTTGGTTTTCGAATCACTAATGATAATGATGGGTGATCCAGGGTGATATATAGAAATAGATAATAAAAGTCCGAACAATTCTGCTACGTGTTGATGTGTACACATGGTACAAAAGCTGGACGGCTTGGACATGGTTAAATCTATTGTGAAAATAGGTTTAAATATGTTGGCGGAAAATCAATATATGGGATGGTTATTGTATATATTTTTTTTATGAACAATGAGAACGTATTTGATCCATCCAGTATGCTAACGTGAGTTTTTCTAGATGAAATGTTCGTGATTTAAATGATTCTAGTGTTTGTTGTAGTAGTTGGTGTGTAACATCTTCCCATTTATCAACAATCAAAACAGGTAAATCTTCATATAGCACATCGATATTCGATTTTTTCACAATTGGAATGCAACCGAGAACCAATGCTTCCCAAGTTCGATGACAATCATATCCTCCACCATGAGGACTAACTACAAACGCGTATTCTATTTGTTTGTTCCAAGACACCATTCGGGGAATATGGTTTTCTTCATAGTATATAATTTCCTTCGGTATATGTTCCAACGCATCTTTACGATCATACGCATGTTTTGTATTCATGGCGAAATGGAAATTGGAATAACATTTTACGTTTCTTTCTGAGAAGTGTTTGCTTTTATCGATTAATTTTTTAAGGATATATTCTTGTGTTTCGGTGTTGGTAATTGCCCCCCACATAGGGTTGGTGGTCATAGTATGATAATCTAATCCGATTGGTATACATGTTATTTTGGGATGTTTCATAATCATGTTTTGAGAAAACCAGTGTTTTAATAGTGAGTTGTCCAAGAATGCAGTCAACTGTTTTTCGTTTAATATATCATTTGGGATGGTTTCGTCACAATCACCTGAAACGAGTATGAACGGAGTTTGTTGTAAAGGCAACAATGTTGCAATGAAATGTGGCACTGCACTACCACAAACATAAATAACTGGTTGTTCGGTCGATTGCAAAGGAGGTGGATAGTTTATCAATTGTCGAATACTAGACCGAGGTGTAATCGAAAAATAGTCGCAACTTTTCAAAATACCTCTACTACTAACAAACACATTATTCGATTCGTTCATTTTTCTGATATACTTCAACAAACTATGTTTAAGTATATATATCGTAAAATATTACGTGGTATGCTCAGACTGTTTATTCATCAACAATTTTGGACAAATGAAAAGTTTTGTTTCATGATGCTTCTGATGAATTTGATGATGAAAATCCACATGTTCGCAAGTAATTTTATTGTCTCGAATACAGTTATAACGACAGCCTTTCATAATATCATATTTGTAAATACCGAATCCACCGAAGGCGGATGATACGGGGATAAGTTTGGATGTGATTGGTATGACTATTTGGTTATCGTACACATACTTTTGCCGGTCTCTTGTGTAATGCACCATTTCCCAACAATCATAATTAATAGGAGCTTTCCATAAATGCGCATGTGTTTCTTTCGTCCAAATGTCTTCGTTGATACGTAATGCATATATATCGTAATATTTACCAATACAGTTTGCAAAAAGAGCATCCCACGAACCTGGATCGTGTTCAAATATATGTTTTATCTGAGATTTTTGGAAGTTGGCAATAATGCTATCGAGATCCACCATGATGACATAATCAAACGACTGTTTGTGGTTTTCTATGTAATCTAACAATCGATTCCGACCATGGGCGATGATCTGGGGTCGAACGTTTACTTTATGGATGATTTGGGAGATTACATTTGTCTCGGAAATATATTCGAATAAGGGATTATTATGTTTGAATGTCTCAAGAACTTCTCTGGTGTTATCAGTCGAGTCATTTTCATACACAACCATGTGGAAATTTTGAACCATATCGTGTATTGAATATAGTCGTGTCATATGATCAGAAATATACGATGCCGAATTTTTTGTACACCCACAAACAACGACGCGATATGGATACATGTTTCAATATGTGGTAAGATACTATTACTTATATCTTATTTTGCGGGATAAGTATTTAAATATTAGTATATTATAAATATAAATATAAATATATTATCTATATATAATATGGAACCTCATTTATCAAAAAATGATAAAAAATTATTTTACAAATATTTAGATAATACAAATGTTTATTTGGAATATGGGTCAGGTGGAAGTACATACCAGGCAAGTATTAGAAAAAATATCAAAACCATTTATTCAGTAGAAAGTGATATTACGTGGCAAAATAAACTAAAACAAACAATTACACATCCTAATATTGTTTATATATTTAATGAAATGAATACAATACCAAATACTTGGGGTAATCCAGGTATAAATGCGACTAATATTCAAAAAATAAATTATAGTAATCACATATCAAAAATAAGTAAAGAAGAACAAGATAGTATTGATTTAGTATTTATTGATGGAAGATTTCGTGTTGCTTGTTGTTTGAAATGTTATGATATAATTAAAGATGATTGTCTGATTGCTTTTGATGATTTTTTAGATAGACAATATTATCATATTGTATTAGAATATTTTGATATTATAGAAAAAACAATAGATAATAGAATGGTTATTCTCAAAAAGAAAAAAAATGTAAATATTCCAAAAGAACTTATAGAACAATATGAACTAAATCAGTATTAAGTCGGCGTTCTGATAGATAAAGGTTTTAAAGATAAACATATAAATAATGATTTATTGGAATTTATAAATTCGAACAATATTTTTGAAATCAAATGGGTTGATAATATAGGCATCTAACACCTTTCTGGATTATTTCATAATTATAATAGTGTTAAATGTAATAATATCTGCAATAATAATTGTAATATACTTCAAACATCAAAAAAAATATTGAAATGGGTCTTATATGAATTATACCATAAACAAGTTTTTCAAATCAATATGAACGTATTTGATCTCGTTGTAATACATATTAGTACCTTTATTGTTTTCTGCATATCACTGGTATACAAAAAGGATTTTCGTCTTTATATGGATTATTTTTATTCTATGAAGTATGGAATTACAAACAATAATGATTATTTACTTAAATGCTAAAACACAAAATTTATTTATACAAATATACATATATATATTTTGTCAGTAATATATATAATGAGTACAGATTATCAAATAATACATTTTCCAACTACTTCATCAGTAGCAGATAGAGTTAATAAAGCAAAACAAATAATTATTGATTTGAAAGTTAAGTCAGTATTAGATGTAGGAGGTGCTGATTATTTTGATTTATGTAAAAAACATGAAATATATTATAAATCATTGAATATAGATGAAGCACAAAACACTGGTACAGGTGGTTATCACAAAAAACAACATACAATTACATACGATGGTAAACAAATACCATTTGAACAAAATACATTTGAATTAGTAATTGTTAACTTTGTTTTACATCATACTCCTGACAATGCACTTGATTTATTAAGACAAATCCGTAATATATCCACAAAATATATTTTAATAGGAGAAGATATTTCAAGTTTAGATTACGCATTAAAATGGCATAATCGAAATTTTGAGCATCAACCAGGAGGTATTTTTCGGTCAGATAATGAATGGAAAACACTATTCGATTTGTATAAAATGAAATTATTAACACAATATGTTATTCATCGCAATGATGATATAGATAATAATATATATAGAACTATGTATCTTTTAGAAAAATGTTAGTTTAATTATGACCAAAACGTTCTCCATCATAATTAGCCCATAAGCCTACTGGAATATCTATGAATTTAAAAGTGTATTTATTATTTTTCCTTATCTTGTCTAGAAAATGAAAATCTCCACATCGTCTTCCATCTAACTGAACGTCTTCAAATACAGTATGATGTACACAAAAACATGCCATATCTATACCGCATTCACGAATATTTTTACCATTGAAATCTATACTTGTTGGAAGAATACCGTAGTTATTAATTTTTGATCTAAATATAAGTACCTCTTTCAAGTTCGAATTAGAACATTCCGTTGCTAGGTTTTGTATGAAATTATCATCAGTTAATTTACAATCATCATCTAATATAATAACCCATCCATTAGTTACTTTCTTTGCTATATCATTTATATACACGTTATAAAATGCGTCTCCTAAATTTTTATTTTTCTGTACCTGGAAAACATCAGTTTCCTCTGATAAATAAGTACATTTCGGGTTATCATTACTTTTTATATGTCGAATATTTTTATATGTCTGATTTATAATTGTATTTTTAAGGGTATTAAAATATTTTTCCCTGTTTCCTGTGCGAGTCAATATATTTATCGTTACCATTTTTGAATAGGTTATATGTTATGTTTATATTTATATCTATGTAAATAATATATACATATTACGAACGTATTAAAGAATTATTAACTTCAGATGGTTTTTTATTTGAATATGGTTATGGTATAAATAAAAGTAAAAATATTTTGAAAACAATAACTACTTCACAATATAGTACAATCGATTTTTATATGGCAACACTAGACGAGAAAACGGGAGATGTTCACGATACATGGGAAAATGTTACGTGGAGTAAATGCTACGATGAAAGCAACACCTTAGTAAAAAAACAATGGAATGGAGTCACTTTAAATTTGCCTCAGAATTATGAAACGAAATTAATTAAACGTTATGGCTTTAACTGGAAAACCCCTTCTAATTTTAATGGAAACAGGCATATTAATATGTTATGATGTGAAATTCAAAGTTATTGAGTAATAAAATATAAAAAACAATATATATATTATATTTATTATAGTATATAAAATTATGATTTATTTAATTATTACGACTTCAGTTTTTAATAAACGTGGATATCAAAAACAAAATGTAGATTTGACGCAAAGAAAAGATAGATATATAGAATGCATTAAACAAGTACTAACTTTGCTAAATAATGATGTCAATATAAAACCGATTATAGTAGAAAATAATGGATTAACTGGGTCATATTTAGACGAACTAGGGTGTGACGTAGTTTATACAGATAATAATAAATGTCTATTACAAAATAAAGGGTGTAATGAATTACTAGACATTAAACACGTTATAGATAAATATAGTATACAAAATGACGATATGGTTATAAAATTAACAGGTAGATACAAATTATTAGACACAAATTTTATTGATCAAGTAAAATTACTTACTAAATATGATGCTTTTGTTAAATTTTTCAACGTTTGTACTCTAAAATTTCATGCAGATCATGATGATTGTGTACTGGGACTTTATGCAATGAGATGTAAGTACGTCAAAGAATTTACATTCGATGGAAAAAAATCTCCTGAGGTTGAATTTTCTCTGTATGTAAAAAATGTTGTGAAAAACTTTATGGAAATAAAAGATTTGAATTTACAATGTTGTTTTGCTGAAGATTTGAGAATGCTGATTGTATAATATTAATTATAAGAACTAATTTAATATAAAAATATATATTGAATAACCATATGCATACCAAAACAACAACATATAATGGTAGACTATGCAATCAAATCATTCGAAACGTCTCTGTATCGCTTATCGCAAAAAAACACAATTTATTTGTTGAATATTGTAATCATGAATTAATTGAAAACGGCTTAGGAATCCCTCTCTTTGTTGGGTGTAACAAGTATGATGAAATGTCAAAATTGAATGATGATAATTTTTTTGATATATTAAATCAAGAAGCAATTCATCAGAATCTTGATCCTATGGACAACTACTTTCAGACAAAAGAAATATCCTGTTTCCTATATGAGTACCTACAAACAATACAATTGTCTATTATCAACCATAATAATTTTAAAGAAAGATATAACAACAATAATGACATTTTTATTCATGTCCGATTAGGAGATACAATCAATTTAAATCCAGGGATAGACTATTATATTGAAGCAATCAACAACATAAATAAAGAAGATGGAACAAATATATATATTGCAAGTGATACATTATCACATCCAATGATAAAAGAGTTATGTTCAAGATGTCAAAATGTTAAATTAATAAATTTTAATCCGGTTGAAACAATTCAATTTGGTAGCACTTGCAAACATGTTATACTTTCCCATGGAAGTTTTTCGGCATTTATTGGTTGGATATCTTTTTTTTCTGACGTATATTATCCAAATTATAAAAGAGCAGGTAAAATATGGTTTGGTGATATGTTTTCAATCGATAAGTGGTATGAAATATAAAGTATATATATTATGTAAATGATAAATATATAAACATATTATATTATATTACATATAGTATGACTTGCAATATTGTCATTGCTTATTATTGTGATCATAATTTTTTTAAATTATTAGATACATTCAAGGAACGTTTTTCATATCCATATAACACGATTATTTATAACAAATCTGAAACTGAGATATTACTAGAAAATGACTCAATACAAAAAAAAGTAGAGAACATAGGTAGAGAAGGTGAGACTTATTTGAATCACATAATAAATAATTATGACAATTTATCTGATTATACAATTTTTATTCAAGACGACACTCATAATCATATTCCCAATTATAATACATTCATTGCTTTTTGTAATGATATTATTAAAAATAAACAAAAGTTTGCTTTATATCCATCAAGTTGGCGCGTAGGAGGATCTCCTGTAAAAAGAAAGATTATTAACGGAGTTTGTAATTTACATACATTCCCGTCGTCAGATTCTATTAAACACTATTGCAATAACAATGATATTTATTTACCCAAAGAGTATACAACTGAAACATGCGCCTTCTTTATTTGTCATAGAGATTCTATTGTAAATCATCCAAAAACTTTTTATATTAAATTACGTAACTGGTTGCTTGGTAATGATAAAAATGGATTCGTTTTAGAACATATGTGGAAATTGATATTATCAGAACACCCCCTTACCTCCACATAAAATCATTTCACATCAATACCATTTAAACAGTTTCATATTATTACACCATAATCCTATGAAACAATTCGGGTGCTTGATCCCCTCCACTTCCAATGGACGCGCTTGGAACGATTACAAAGACACTTATTTGTATCAAACTACCTTAAGAAGCTTTCTCAGAACGTATTCGAAAGAATTTAAAACCCATTTCTATATCGGAATTGATCGGGGTGACCCAATATACGACACAACAGAAAGCAAAGACCAATTCAAACGTTTCATCGGCGTCATGCAAAATGTAAGCATCGAATTCGTTTACATGGAAAATGTCGCGAAAGGACATCTAACCGTTATGTGGAATCAGTTATTTGACAAAGCCATTGCAGATCATTGCGACTATTTTGTTCAATGTGGCGACGACATTGAATTTACAACCGTCGGTTGGATGAAGGATGCCGCGGATATTCTCGATACACACGGTGGAATCGGTGTGGTTGGACCAATCAACAATAATCCCAGAATCTTGACACAAACCATTGTCACCAAGAAACACAAAGAAATGTTCGGATACTATTTCCCTCCCGAAATCA